TTACCACCTCAATCACCAACCCCTCACGCTTATTGGAGAGATATGTTAGGAATAACGGCAATTGCACAATCACCTATTGCTTCACTTGGCGGAACTAACGCTAATGTTGATGTAACTGGAATACAACTGACTACTGCAGTAGGATCAGTATCTATTACTGCAATTCAAAATCCTACAATTCAATTAACAACAAATCTTTTAAATACACAATTAGGAAATTTACAAGTTGATCCAGATGTCATTGTTACAGGAGAACAATTAACTACAGTAATTGGTCCGTATTCTGTGCAGGCAGATGCTACTACAACCATTATTGCAGGATCAGAAAAAGAATTAGAAACTTCAGTAGGTACAACAACTGTTGCTGCAAATGCTACAGCAGTTTTGAGTGGAGTGAACGCTACAACTGCCGTAGGACAAGTAGACGGTGTATTTACAGTCTTGGTATCTGGTAATGAATTAGAGTCTGAAACGGGAACTATAGGTCCAATTACAGGAACTGCAAATGTTTCTGCAACAACTAATTTATTGACTATATCTGACGAAGCTGTTGACATATCTATAGATGTAACTGCTTCAATCACTGGTTTAACTACAATGACTACAGCGGTTGCTTCAGTGACTGTAGATTTAGATACTCCAGTAGATATTTCTTCTTTACCAATGTCAATATCTGTTGGAAATACAGGAACAATTGCATGGTCTAATGTCGATCCAGGAGTAAGCAATGTTTGGATTGAAGTTGATATTGCAGCATAATAGGATTATAATACAAATATGGCATCTACATTTTCGACAGATTTAAAACTTGAACTAATGGCCACTGGTGAAAACGCTGGTACATGGGGAACAAAAACAAATACAAATTTAAATTTAGTACAACAAGCAATTGCAGGATTTGAATCAATAAGTGTTACAACTACAACTATTGGTTTGACAATGGATGATGGTTCTATTTCACAAGCTAGAAACATGGTTTTAGCTTTTGGTGGATCTTTGACAGGAGCAACAAATGTAACTGTTCCTAACTCAATCGAAAAAATGTATATTCTTGATGACAGAACTACACACAACACAAGCACAATAACTTTTAAAACTGTGAGTGGTACTGGCTTTGCAATGTCTGAGGGTAAAAAACATATAGCATATTCAGATGGTACAAATATGAATCGAATTGATCTATCTAGTTTAGGTGGTGAAATAGCCACAGCATCAATTGCTGATAATGCAATAACAACCGCAAAAATTTCTGATAATCAGATAGTGACAGCTAAAATTTCTGATAATCAAATTACAACAGTTAAAATTTCAGATAATCAAATTACGACTGCCAAAATTGTTAACAATGCAGTAGATTCAGATAAATTAGCAAGAAAATTTACAATTACAACTAATGTTACTCCAGCAGGAGGATCTGACGGAGATCTTTGGTTCGTATACGCATAGAGGTTTAAATGGCTGAAACTTATGTTAGAAACTCTAGTGCCTTTCAACAAACAAATCGAATATTTGGAAACGTAAGTGGTACATATCAAGAAATTAATGAAGCTTATGCAAATGTTGGCGGAACTTACAAATTAGTTTTTACTGCTTTTGAAGCTACATCATTTATTACTCTATCATCAGGATCAGGTACATTTGCTGTGCCAAGTAATGCAAACGCAATACATATTCAGGCAGCAGTTGGTGGCGGTGGTGGAGCAGCAGGTGGAGCTAGTTATGACAAAGCAGGAGGTGAATCAGCAGGAGCTGGCGGTGGTTCAGGAGCTTATGTATCTGACAAAATATTTAGAATTGTTCCTGGTGAGACAATGACATTTTCTATTGGTTCAGGAGGAGCTGCAGGAAATCAAACTTCAAATTTTCAACAACCAAGAATCGCAAGTGCTGGAACCTCAACTACATTATCAGGATCTTCTAAAGGATCTATATTTACACTTACAGGTGGAGGAGGGTCTAGTGGTACAGGAGGTGGTGTACAAGGACCTTTGAGAACTAATACAGCAGGAACTCCTGGCTCTGCAACAGTAACCTCAAGTGAAAGTACAGGAACGTTTAGAGACTCCGATGGTGTAACTAAAAATGTCAGTTCAAATACATCCGGACCTGCAGGAACTTTTAATGACAGTGGAAATGGTGCAACAGGAAGTTTATCAGGATCAGGAAACTGCGGAGGAGACAATTGTAGAATATCTGGATTTGCAGGAGCTAACTCTTATGATGGAGGAATATCTGGAGGTGCTGGAGGTTCTTCATCTGGGGGTGGTACTAACGGAAGTCCAGGGACAAGAGGATCTGGTGGAGGAGGTGGAGCTGCACAAGTTTCTGGTGGAGGATCTACAAATGGTGGTTCTGGTGGTAATGGAGAAATAGTCTATAGATTTTTAAAAATCTTATAGTGTTCATAAAGCCACAAAAAATAATATTTAATACTATATTACAAAAAATTAAATTAAATTTAATTAAACCAAGGCAATTCAAATTAAACATTGAATTAGTAAATCAATTAAAAATTGATATTAAATCTAAAGGTTTATTATGTCCATTGGTAATACACGACAACAAAACACTTTTAGATGGACATCATAGATATGAAGCTATAAAAGACTATTGTACTGAAACTCTTGTGTACGTTGTTAAAGATAAAGATATGGAAAACTTATTATCTAAAGTAAATAGTTATATTTGGTTTGATATCAAAGGCACATTAAATGACTAACATATCTAAGTGGTTTGGATATCCTATTTATATTTCTCAAATACAAAACTTTGAAAAATTAAATAAAAAAATTATACCGGTACTTGAACTTGTTACTGCAACAAATTCTCAATATGCACGGACAACGGACATAAAAACAAAAGACTTACAATCTATTGATGACAATTTACATTTAGATCCTAGATTTAAATTATTATATGATGAAATTGCTCAAGCATTAATTGCTGCAATTCATGGTTTACATTATGATCTAGAGTTATTTGAATTATATATTACAAAATCATGGGCCACGTATTCTACTAAAGATCAATTTATCTCATATCATAGACACATGACCAGTCACTTTAGTTTTGTTTATTATGTAAAGGCTGAAGATCAAGGCAACTTATTTTTTATTGATGATGAGGCACATAAAGTAGGTTTAAATATACCAAAAAGAGATCCATATTTTAAAAAGTGGGATGAGATTAATTTTGCAAAAGCAGAGTATCCTGCAAGAACTGGTAATATTGTAATATTCCCATCAATGCTTTTTCACGAGACAGGTATAAATAAAAAAGAAGAACCACGTATATCTATATCGGGAGATGTCTTATTAACTATGAGAAAAGGTATAAAATCTGAGCATAACATGCCATCACCAACGACTTGGAAGAAGCTTTAACATGGTGTAAAATACCGTATGCCTCTTACAAATGTAAAATTACTACCAGGTTTTGATAAAACAGATACACCATCAGGAGCTGAAGGTAGATGGATTGATGGTGATTTTGTAAGATTTAGATATGCACAACCAGAAAAAATTGGTGGATTCGCTGCTATTGGACAAAAAACTATTGCAGGTCCTGCACGTGCTCAACATACTTGGACTGATTTACAAGGAAGAAAGTACGCTGCTATTGGAACATCAAAAGTATTATTAATTTATTATGAAGATGCTTTTTATGATGTAACTCCTTTAGAGACAGGATTAACTGGTGCTACGTTTACATCTGTCAATGGTCAATCAACTGTAACAGTTAACAAAAGTGCACATGGTTTAGTGTCTGGTGATTATTTTTTATTTGAGTCTGTTACTTTACCAGGAGGTGGTGCAACAAGTTTTACAACTGCAAATTTTACTGACCAAACATTTGAAGTAATCACTGCTGCTGCAGATACTTTTACAATTACAATGGCATCAAGTGAGACAGGAACAGGAATGACTACTGCTGGTTCTGCAACGATTAGGGCTTATGTAGAAATTGGACCCACTATTCAAACATATGGTTATGGTTGGGGTACAGGAACATGGGGCGGAAATGTTTCAGGTGCATTGACTAATACTCTTAACGGACTTTTACAAAACGATACTGCAGGTACGGGTGGTTCTGGAACTAGTATTACACTAAATAGTGCAGCAGGTTTTTCTGGGACTGGTGGAACTATATTAGTGGATCAAGAAATTATTACATACACAGGTGTAAGTTCAAACGATTTAACAGGTATTACAAGAGGTGCTCAAGGAACATCAACTGCAGCTCATAGTAGTGGTGCTACTGTTACTGAAATTACAAACTTTATTGGTTGGGGACAACAAACTACAACATCATCAGTTATACTTGATCCAGGCAACTGGTCTCTTGATAATTTTGGTGCAATACTTACTGCAACAATAAGAAACGGAAAAACATTTACTTGGGATCCAAGAGTAAGTAATCCTTTGAATAATAGGTGTGCAGAGATGGCAAATGCTCCAACTAAATCGGTTTCTACAATAGTATCAGATCGAGATAGACATTTTATACATTTTGGAACTGAAACAACTGTAGGTGACAACACAACGCAAGATCCAATGTTTATAAGATTTAGTGACCAAGAAAATTTCAATCTTTATAATCCTACTTCAACCAACACCGCAGGAACATTTAGACTGGACACCGGAAACACAATCGTTGCAGCTGTTAATGGTAAAGACTATGTTTTAATATTGACTGATCAAGCAGCTTATACAATGCAATTTGTAGGTCCACCTTTTACTTTTTCTATAAGACAAGTAGGTACTAACTGTGGATGTATTGGTCCTCATGCAGCAGTGTATGCAGATGGTAAGGTATTTTGGATGGGTAACTCTGGTGGATTCTTTGTGTTTGATGGTACAGTTAAACTACTTCCCTCATTAGTTGAAGACTTTGTATTTACAACTGATGGAGATAATCTTGGTATTAATTATGCTTCTAATCAAATTGTATTTGGTGCACATAACTCTTTGTATAATGAGATATTATGGTTTTATCCAAAAGGAACACCGACTACCGGACCATCTGTTCAAATAGATAGAGCTGTTACTTATAATTATGTAGAAAACACTTGGGCAACAATGTCATTAGCGAGAACAACTTATGCAGACTCTGTAACTTATGCAAATCCTTATGCAACAGAATTTGATTCGACAACTGTACCACAATTCCCAACAGTGCAAGGTGCAACAAATAAATTTGGATCAACAACTTATTTTGAACATGAAAGAGGAGTAAATAAAATTAATTTAAATGGTACAGAAGAGGCCATAAGTTGTTTTGTACAATCTGGAGACTTTGATCTACCAGTAGAAGGTGATGGTCAATTTTTATTAAACATTAGAAGATTTTTACCTGACTTCAAAAATTTATCAGGTAATGTTTCTATAACTCTTGGTACAAAAGATTTTCCAATTGCAGGCAATACTACTACAGTATCGTTTGTAGTTAATTCTGCAACATCAAAAATAGATACAAGAGTTAGGGGTAGACTTGCTAATATTAAAATAGAAAACTCTGCACTTAATGACAATTGGAGATTTGGAACATTTAGAGCAGATGTATCACAGGATGGTATGAGATAATGAACGAAGAAGCACTATTTCAAGAATATAGCACCAACAGAGCTCTACAAGCAACCTATCCAGACTTTGCAACTTATAGAGATTTTGTAATGAGTCAAATGCCTGCACAAGCTAATCAAAATAGTGGTTTACCACTTATGTTGAATAATGCAGCATCAAATATGGGAACAATGAAAGATCTTGGTAAAAATTTAATTATGAATAAATTAAGTTCTAAAATGGGATTAGGTTTAAACCCTATTGGTATTGGTGGTTTGGTATTATCAGGTTTATCTGGAATAAATGATAGAATAAGACAAACAGATTTTGCAAAATCTAAAACCTTAGCAGATTATTTTGATGCAAAAAGCTATGGCGGAATTGATGCAAGAAATGCAGCAGCAGTAGCAAATATGGCTCAAGCAAGAGGTATACAAAAACAAATGGCGCAAAGACCATCATCAAATGTAAGTGCACAAGATGCAGCAAGAGGTGATATTGGAAGTAAGTCTGCTAGCACAGGTGGTTCTAAAAGCTCAGGTGGTGGTTTTTCATCTGCTGATAGAGGGGCAGCTTTACATGGCTAAGATTACTGTATATATACCAGAACCTAAAGATAAATATGAGGCAGAAAATCAAAGACAAATCATACAATCACTCGACACAGTTAAAACACAGTTGAATACATCATTTCAGCAGGACTTGAAAAATGAACAAGATACCTTTAATTATTTTATGTCATGACAATACAATACAAAAATGAAACTGTTACTCTAGATACTACAAGTGTAAAAACTTTATTTACATGTCCAACTAGTGGTGTGGCTATTGTAAAAAGTTTATTAGTTGCTAATGATCACAATTCTGATGTAGCTGTAAAAGCAGGAATAGCAAAAGCTGCTGCTCCTGGTGTGCTTTTTAATTTTTTTCAAAAAACAATGACCTCTGATAGCTCTGAAAATTTTGTAAGTGCAACTTTAAATTTAGAAGCAGGAGACTCAATAAACGCGCAAGCTACTGTAAGTAATGTGGTTACTGGTGTAATAAGTTATGCTTTAATAGATAGATCACAGGAAAATGGCTAGGCAAAAATTTATTCACTATGTACCAAGACCAAAGCCTAAGAAGCGGCCTGGTCGTCACAAGAAAAGCCTTTCAAAGTCAGAAAAAAGAAGTTATAAACCTTACAACAAACAAGGACGAGCTAATCATGGCGGAAGACGATAAACAAAATTATACTATTATAGATGGTAAAAAAGTTCCTGTATATAATGCTAAGGTTGTAGAGACAATCAAAAATAAAAGAACAGGAAAAGTTTATGATAGCAAAGCTCATTTTGATACTGATGTTGCTGATTCCAACACTGATACTACTGTGGATGATCTTCAACAGGACGTAGCAATTGAGGTTGCATCTCTTCAAGTATTTGGTAAAACCAAGTAATGAATCCTATAGGTGGTACAGAATTACAAGTAAAGTTACTTGAAAAGTATGTTGATTCAAAACTATTAGATAACTTTCAAATTACAACTTCAGTCCCTGAAAAAATACCCTTAGCAAAAGACAAAATTAATATTCTTTGGCAACAAAATTCATATGACCAACCTAATCTTGCACCTTGGTTTAAGGATAAGGACAATCATAAAAAATATGATTGGTATGTGTTTAACTCACATTGGTGTTATGAGAAGTTCAGAATGGTATACAAGGTACCTACTGAAAGATGCACAGTAATTAAAAATGCAATAGATAATTTTCCTGAAAGAAAAATACACAAAAAAGGTGATCCAATAAGAATGATATTTCATCCAACTCCTTGGAGGGGTTTGAATATAATACTTGGTGCAATGCAACTTATTAAAAATGAGAATATTACTCTTGATGTTTTTTCTTCTACAAAAATATATGGCAATGAGTTTATGGATAATAATGATGATAATTATAAACCATTATATGCTCAAGCAGCTGAATTGAAAAATGTAAACTATAGAGGTTGGCACAGCAATGATTATATTTGTAAACACATTAATGATTATCAAATATTTCCTTACTCTAATAATTGGGAAGAGACATCCTGTATAGCAGCTATTGAAGCACTTGGAGCTGGTCTACACATGATTACAACTAACTATGGAGCTTTGTTTGAAACTTGCTCAGAGTGGCCTGTATATGTTCAATATGACACAAACTATAAAAATATGTCTGAGTGTTTTGCTTATGCAATAGATTCTGTAGTTGATTATTTACATCATGATAGATGCCAAGAACACTTGCAAATGCAACAAGATTTTTACAAAAAGTTTTACTCTTGGAACAAAAGAAGTTTGGAATGGACTAATTTCTTAGAAGGAGTTTTAAATGCTAAATCATGAGCCAATATGGTTTGATAAAAAAGAAGATAAAACTAATCAACCAAAATTTTCAGTATTTGTTGGTACCCCTTGTCATTCAGAAGTATCAATACATTACACACAATCAGTATTAGAATTACAAAAATATTGTTGGAACAATAAAATAAATTTAATGTTTCAATTATTTAAATCATCACTTGTAACACAAGGCAGAAACTTATGTGTGTCAGCTTTTTTACAGACTAAATGCACACATCTATTATTCATAGATTCAGATATTGCATTCAAGCCACATAGCTTACAACATTTGTTAGATGCGGATAAGGACGTAATATCTGTGCCATATCCATTAAAGGATATGTGTTGGGAGAAAGGACTACAGGTGATCGAAGAAGGCAGAATAAAAACTGCTGAGGATTTAAAAACAAAAGCCTTCTACAGGTTTCCTATGCGTGTGCCTGATGCGGACGATATAAAAATTGAAAAAAATTGTATAGAGGTGACTCACTCACCAACTGGATTTATGTTAATCAAAAGAGAGGTGTTTGACAAGATGAAGAAACATTATCCAGACAAAGAGATATATCAAGATACACTAATTAATGGCAAACTACAGAAAACAAAGGAGTTGTGGAACTTCTTTGATACCCTACATAATCCAGAAGATAAGACATATATGGGTGAGGATTTTGCCTTTTGTAAGATTTGGAAAGCTACTGGTCTAAAGGAGAAAATATTTAAATGTTACAATTCTTACCCTATGCAATGGCAGCCTACGGAGGTTACCGAGGTTACAAAGATTCTAAAGATCAGGGTATTAGTGGAATAAACAGATTACTGAATACAGCAACAGGAGCTACCATAGGTTATTACGGTGGTAAAACAGCTTTATCTGCTGGATCATCTTTAGGAGTACCAGGATTTTCTGCAGCTCAATCATCATTTACTCCATTTACAGCTTTACCAGGAATAAGAGGTATACCTATGATTGGTCAAGGAGTACCACAGCCTACACCAGCTTTAACAGGTGATGCAAAAGTAGCAGAACAAATTGCTGCTGCCGATCGTGCAAAAAAAGCAAAAGCTTTAGCTGATGCTAATAAAGCAAAAGATGGTGGTGGATCTCTATTAGATATTTTTAGAAAAAAAGATAGTGATGAATATGATCCATTAAAAATTTCTTTAGCAGCAGCTGGAATACCTTTAGCGATGGGTGCTTTCGATCAAGGACCAACAGACATTTATCAACCAACTTATAATGTTGCTTACGCAGACTTTGCAGCGCAAAGACCTGGTTACACATATATTGATCCGCAAACAGGACAAGAAAAACAATACGAAAAAGTTTACATACCAGAAGCAGATCCAAAGAACCAAGGTGATTTTAGAATGGGTCCATATGCTATGGAGAGAACAAGATTAAGAACAGGTGGATTAGCAGAGATAAGAAGATTTAATGAAGGTGGTATAAATTATTTACCATCAAAACTTGAACATGATGAAAACGATGCAAATAATTATGTGCGTGCACATGGTTATATAGAGGACGGATCAGGTGCAGGTG